CGACGAACACCGCATCACTGTGCAGATCTCACCCGCGACGTCGTCCCATCGGACCTACTCGCGCAAGTGTCTCAGACCGCCTTTGAAATATTTGGGACCTCTCTCCCCGATGACCCAGGGTCCGCACCGAACTATGCGTTCAAGCTCGGATCGCCACTTACAGCATTCTCCCCTTCACCGGGGTCATGCTCGTATGCATTCGTTGAGAATGGCCACGCCACCGATGGTGCCTTGAAAAAATCTACAAGGACCGCTGGCGGTTGCCTGAATCTCACACTGCCCATGGTGATTCCTGACGCCCCCACTAGTGAACAAGACATCGGCTCCATCCCTAGGATGGTCCATGCCCTCCAGCAATGGAGGATGGTTGAGCTTGACAAAGCTGTACGCGTGTGTCTAGAAGTCCTAATTAACGACCTCCGGGTCTCCGAATATTGGGATGATTCTGGAAACTTTTTCACACGCCTCAACCATACCGAAATCATTTCCCTTTTCGAACCGGGAAAGATTAGGAACATCACAGTGGGCAACGGCGACTTGAACAACGCGCTCCTCCCTCTTCAGGCCCTTCTAGGCGCCAAGTGGAAGAAATGCCGCAACGCTACAATGCTGAAGCCAGACCTCTCAGTCCCCATCTCAGTCCTTTTCAATATGGGACTGCGGGACGAGACAATATATCTGGTATCGGGTGACTACTCCGCCGCGACTGACAAGGTCAGCCGCACGGCAACTCTAGTCGCCCTTGAGGGCATTCTTGACCAGGTCCCGCCGGTCCTCGCCTTCCTGGCTAGGATCTCGTTCGGACCGGGCGTAGCGTCGTACGGGGTGAAACACCCTCGTCACGGGCACATCTTCCGCTTCCTCGAAGGACAGCTGATGGGACACACTCTGTCGTTTCCTCTCCTCTGTGTGATCAACCTCGCAGCACTCCACCATGCGATTGAGCGTTGGATCACATACAGATCGAGCCTCGACTTTAGGAACCCCCTCTACCTCCCCAGATGGGAGGCTAGAAGATTCGGACAGCAGGTCAGGGAGACTGCGCTGGTCAACGGCGACGACATATTATTTGCCGCCCCGTTGGACTTGCGCGATCTCTTTGATGACTCTGCCCGGATGTTGGGGTTTCTCAAGTCGCCAGGGAAGAACTATGTCTGTACCGAGTTCTGCGTCATTAACTCACAATTCTACCGCCGCGCTGAGGGTCCTCGCGACCCCGCCAGTCCGGAAGAAGTTGTGTATGTCGCAGTCCTCTGCCCCTATCTGAACCAGCGGTTCGGATCCACGGCTGCCACCAAGACAGGTGAGTCACTCGCCACGCCTACCGGGATTTCCCGAGACGTGAGCAAGATGATGGTCTCCCTGCCTTGGGCCCGGTGCTATCTCCCCATTGTACTCCGACGTTGGACCTTCAATAATATCGAGGGTTTCTCGCCGAACTACTTCCTCCCAGTCAAACTGGGTGGTTTGGG